TCCGTCAGGGCTTGCCACAGTGTTTGAAGTATCGGTTAAGCCTGATGCTGTCCACTGCGTAAAGTCTTCAGAGTAAGTAACCAAATTCGTCCGCGCTTCACTCTCATGCAGCAACCCGGCATTGGCCCAGGCAGTGCCGTTGTAAACGTGGTGGCCTCTGCGCGAAAGGTACACTGCGGCTGACGTTGTAGGAACGTATGAGTCACCACGGGCTGGGTTGTCCACCATGCCGCCTAGGTCGCTGCGGTAAGCTCTTGCGTTGCGAATTAATACAGTTTCTGTTCCTACCGCGCTCCATGTAGAGCCAGAGTTGTCTGCGTTAGCAATCGTTAAAGTAAAAAACTCCTCATCAGAAGCAAATTGAACTTCACACAAAAACCACCCATCACCTAAATCTTCTATAGACGCCGTATCACTTCCTTTTATTGTTCCAACAGACCCAGAGGAAAGATTAAAATATGCCCCGTCTGAATTAGGACTCGTGGAAGATAACGATATAAAAGAAACAGTCCCAGCCTTTGCTTCTATGGCTATATTGACTGGCCCTGTTGGGCCGCTGTGATAAATCCAGTGATTTCCAGTTCCAGTAGAAGCCGTCAAAGTTGTGTAGTCAGAACCTACTGAAACGCTGGCAGAAGCCTTATTCCATACCGCATTACTGAAGTCCTCAGAGTACGTCAGCAGATTATGCGGTGCCCACTTCAGCAACCCATCGCTGTCCACCATAGTGGCGTTACCACTGCGGTCGTGAGTGATCGCCTGGTTGAAGTTCTTGGTGCCGTTGGCTACGTACTTATTTATATCAAAGTTGAACGCAAGCGAAGGCTCCGAAGAGCCTACTGCGTTACCTGATAGCGCCTTCTTGACACTAACGCCAAGCCTGTTAAGCGCCCCAAACATCAGATCATCTCCGTTACGTAAGCCGTCCCAGTTGATCCAGATGTAATAAAGCTAATGGTGTCGCCTTCGTAAGTATGAATAAACTCTACGAAGTACGCAGGAAGGAAACAACTAGAAGTCGTAGCAGTACCTTCTATTGAAAAGTGAACGTCTTGTGAAGACACAACGCGGACTACACGATTAGACACAGCAGTGCTAGAAGCGGCTGTTCCTGATATGCTAATGGTTTGTGATGTAGAAGGACGAAGGACTTGAATAGGAGCTGAGTTTGCATCTCTTGCTAAACGTGACATAGGGTTCTCCTTGAGTCAGAAAATAAAAGGGGGTTTTTGAAAGGAACCCCATAACCTTACATTACTTACTCGTCAAATACAGCAATAACAAGACCAGCTTCAGGACGATACACTTGAACACCGTAAAGAGTGTCTGCTGTGTATAGAGTCGAGAGATACTCTTGCTTGTACTGAGTCTGTGAACGTACAGACATTTGCTCCGCATGGACAATTGCATCCTTGTGGAAGAACAAACAGCCACGAACATTAGCCTCAAGTACAGGACAGTTGCTAGAAACATATACGTCAACGCCGTACACGTTACCGATCAGACCAGACTTAACAGTGCGATCATCACGGAAGTCACTAGAAACGTAACGCTCAATACCCATGATAGTGCTACGAGCAGCAGGAGGGATAATCAACGACCGTCCTTCCATTGGAACGTTAGCATCATCAAGGATCTTGATAGCTTCACGGAAACCTTCGTCTGTGAAGTTGTCACCTGTAGCTACTGTAGAAGCAGCAAAGGTAGCAAGACCAGAAGAAGCATTAAAGTAATAGCTGTTACTGTTAACCCAGTCAGCGCCAGTAGGAGCAGATAGGTCAAGAGTGCCATCACCAAAACCAGTACCAGCATTCATCAGGTCAGTATCAACCTTTAGTGCCAACTGATAACCAGCATCTTCAGTATAGAACTGACGGAGGCTGTTAAGTGCCTGTACTTCTACGATGTCTTCAATGAAACGTGAGTATTCAAAGTGACGGTCGATTGCAATTTGAAGCTCTGTTTCTACATTAGCTTGAATTGTTACCGCAGTATCAGCAACCTTCGCTGATGCAGCACCACGAATGGGCTTGGGTACATGAATGGTGTCGCCTTTCTTGCCTTTCATACCGATCTTTTTGACAAGGGGAGACATTTTTAAATTCTTTTGGTACGCAGCAATTACTTCGTCACTCCAGATTTCTGGAATAAACGTAGCGGCAGCAGTTTTATTTACAATAGAACCCCCGCCAACTGTACCGGGATAAACTTGATTAGCCATGATAAATTTCCTTTTAGATTAGGTTAGCGAACACGACCCTCGGAGTATGCTTTAAATACCTCATCCGAGATAGCAGCATAACGATCCGGGTCTTCTCGCATCAGTTTAATAATATCAACCCTACGATAGATTTTGTTTTTTGTAGTTTGCCCAGAACCTCTAGCACTACCTGTATTCGCACTTTTCAACTGTTGTTTACGAGCTTGCTTTTCAACTGCTACGGTTTGTTCTGCTACTGAAGCACGTTCTTTCCAAAGCGTAAACAACTCATTAGCTGCATCGTAATCGTATGATTGATCGGCTTGAATAAACAATTGAGTTCTAATTTTTGAAGCCTTTATCCAATCTTGAAACTTAGAGTTAGACAGCACTTCTTTCATGTCTGGATGACTTGACTGAAGCTGTGATAATGCTGTTTCTTTCTTAGCTTTAAGCGTGTATTCCTTGGCTTCTAAAATACTAGGGTGATTATCAATTGCTCGGTTTACTGCTGATGCTGGATCAACAAAAAAGTCTACATCTTCATCAGGTTGACTGTTGTCATTTACTTCATTATTTATGGGTTGTGCTTTTATGTGATCGTCAACAAGTTTCCGTAACTCCCCAACCTCTGAGCCTTGCTGTCCTAAGAGTTTTTCAGCGTTTTGATGCATATCTACCAAGTCTTTTAGTGACTTGCCTTGATACTTCTCTGGTAACGCCTCTTCCTCTTGAACTGTTTCTTCTTGAGCTACCTCTTCTTGAGACTCAAAATCTTCAGCTTGATCTACAGAATCAGTTACAGTTTCTTCATTGTTCTCAACTTCGCTTCCATCTACTAATGTTGCTCTTGACATTATTTCCCCGCCTAATTGGTTATGGAGATTTATTTACGACCAGCTCTTTCGTGTTCTCGTAACCATTTTTGGTGACGACCTGGGAATTCTCCAGACGACCCATCTAGTACGCACGCCGTTGCTGATACGACCCTTGTAGAATTAGCACCACAACCACATCTGCTGATTGCAATGTCTCCTTCTACAAATTCTTCTGTTAGATGCCCATTACTGCATCTAAATTCATATACTTTAAGCATTATTTTTCTATATCTTCAAATGCATTGTTTACACCTACCTCAAAATTTAAGATAAACGACAATACATTTAACTGACCTTTGCGAAAATGCAAATCATCTGCATCTTTTACCGCGTCAACAGAGTTAATAATTTCTTTGTTTTGCTCTAAGTCACTGATAAACTGTTTCCAGCCTTCAGTTCTAAACAAATCAAAATAATTGTTATAGTACAACTCATGTGTAACAGTGTCTTCCATTATATTATACCACACTTTTAATTGTTTGTCAAGAGCTTTTGGTATTTTTACCTGTTTTCTTGTTAGTGGCTGTACGTTGCCCTCGCTTAGGAAGACTTGGTTTTGATTTAGATTTCTTCATTCCATAACCAGGCATAGCTTTCTCCTTTGCTGTTTTAGATAAATCTTCAAAATGGAAAAGTTTTACAGATGTTTTTGTATGTGTTTTGCCTGAGTGTACTGAACCGTCAGGCATTTTATGAGTACTTCCTTTGTGTACAGCACCATCACGACTATAGTGTTTTACACCTTTAGCCATCTAAATCACCATTTAACTTTATCAGCCCAATAAGCTGCTGACATTTTTCCTTTACTAATATTTCCAGCGTGTCGAGCTTTGAATGACTTTCGTCTAGCTTTTTCTGAAGCTGTAGAAGGATTTTTTCCAGCACCTGATACTCCTTGTTGTCCGAATCGAATTGTTTTAATTTTGTCGCCTTCTTTAGCAACTACTACGTGAGACTTCTTAGGATGGTTAGGAGTCCGCTTTGGCTTGTTGTATCCGCTTACTCCTGCTCGCTTTAACCTTGAGTCTTTTTCCTTCATTGTCCGAATCCTCCGCCTTGATTAGGGATTCTACCTTGGCCTCCACCTCCGACAGCCGATTGAAGTGTTCTTTGAATGCCTCGTTGATCTGGCGCACTAGCTGGTCGAACTCGTTCTGGGTCATTAGCATTTTTAGTTTCCTTTTGATCTACTTCGGCTTGTTTGATTAGTGTTTGAGCTATTTTAAGACGACGATCAAACTCTTTGTCATCTTGATCTCCTTCTCGTAAGTTCTTTGTTATAGCTTCAATCTTATCTATTTCAAGCTCTTGTGGCGCAAGCATAGTATCCATATCGTATTTCTTAGCTCTAGCCATAGACTCCTGTGCTTGACCCGTTAAGGCTGCTGTCTGGCTTTGTTGTAGTGCTAGCTGAACCTGCTGAATTTGCTGCTGGGCTTGTTCTGCTTGTGGATTAGGCTGTGATGCTTGTTTGAGAGTAGCGATAAGCTCTTCACGATTAGATAAATTCATGTTGTCTATAATGCTTTCAATCAAGATAGGGTACAGCGGTGACTGCTTATCCATAGTTTGCAGTAATTGAACTAGCTGAGTAACCTCGTATTCCCTAGCTATAATGCCCAGTGTTGACGTAGCGTTGAACTTGTAATCTGCTACTGGGTAATTATCAGGATCAAACTGCATGTACCTATAGGCCGCTTTCTTAACAAATGGAAGTAAAAACGACTGCTGAAAGTTTATTAATGTTCTCTTTTGCCGCTTAATTAGCGCACCAAGAGACATAGATATACCCGCAGCAGTAGCTTCACCGTTAACCTGACCGGCTAATCCTGCGCTATCTACTGCTCCAGTAGCTTGTTGTACCATTTGCTGTAAGGCTTGAGCCTGTGCAAAAGTAATTTGATTAACTTGACCAAAGTTAAAGGGCTGAAGTATCTCACGAGGATCGCCGTTAGTAAGGATCATCTTACCAGGACGCACTTCTGGCTTAGATCCCCTTGGAAGTCTTGTTGCGTCGATAGCCATCATCGGATGAATTGTTAGTGCTAACGCATCAATACGCGCTCTAAGCTCTGTATCTAGCGCCTTTTGGCTGTTATATCCCTTCTCACACACCCCACGACCCCAAAACATAGAGGGAACTACGTCCCAGGGAAAAGCAATAACGGGTCTATCTTTCATCATGTAGGGGTTTAACTCTGCTTTTAGCAGAAATTCACCGTTAGCTATAACAATAATAGCTTCAACATAAGCATTTTCTTCTTCAATATCTTCATCTATAGCATCTTGAAGAATAGTTTTAGGCACCAATCCATAATACTTAGTTAATCTAACTTGATCTTCTGGGTAAGTAGATAAGTCTTGATCTGGCTCTAAATCTGTATTTGAAGGGGCATTACCAATATAACCTTCATTATATACGCCCTGCTCTTGAAGCTGCTCAATGTGATGACGACCAACAAACTCATCAATAGCAACACCTAGAGCATCATCTACTGACGTAGCTACAGGATCAATTAAAAAGTTCTGAGGCATAATAGGACGTAACTTAACAACTACGCGATCAGTGATGTTTACACCTACAGCCTGTAGCTGACCATCCATTATGGGTTGAGTAGCTGGCTTCATCTCTTTAATTTCTTCTAAAACAATTTCACCAACGCCCGTTCCAAAGACCGCAGAGTTAATTAAGCACTCAGCAACAGCCTTTCTAACCATAGTATTTTCAAAGTCTTCGGTTAGTTTATTTCTAAGATACTGAACGTCTTGCGCTTCTTTATCATTAACATCATCCGCTATATTAAACCACTGACCACGGCCAAAGGTAGCCTCTTCGATCTCAGCTACGTTAGATTCTACGGCTTGCTGTAATGCTGGAGAGATGATACGTGAACGCTCAGACGCCCTATCAACGTCTTCTGCTGCCCAGATCCCTCGCCACAGACGGTAATACTCATCGAACTTGTCTCGGTAATTACTTTCGTAATCATCGCGCCAGTCTTCACATTTTTGCATAACCCAATCTTCGACTGTGGATTCCAGCATTAAAGGATCTGGACTATAAATTTCATCTGCCATTATAATATCCTACTAAAAATTTCTGAGTCTTCCACTATTAGTTGTAAGCTCTAAAGTTACAGCAACCTCAACTACTCCTACAGATCCGGCTTGAAATTTTACCGTTTCGTCTTCATGTAAAACAAACAAAGGGCCACCGCCATTAGATAATGAAATGTTGCTTGTCCCTGCTATAGAGGCAGCATCAAATATATAAATTTGTGGTGTTCCTTCTAAGTCCCAATACAAATCCACTGTATTTGTTGACACCTCGTGATTAGCAACAAAAATATATTTGATAATTGCAGAGTGGTTCTTGGGAACTTCAAACAACTCAGTTAACGTGGTATCTGTCAACGTAGCATGTTTTGTATACAGCTTAGATAATTGTTCACGCATTTTAGTACCCTGCCACAATATCTAAAATTTCAGGTTCATCAAAATCCCAATCACCAATACCATAAGGTACTTGAGCAAGCTGATCTACGTAACTAAGAGAATCAATAAGATCGTCATGTGTCAACGCATCTGGAAATTGATAAAGCTGATCTAAAAAACGAGCGTTCCATTCGCCTTTATTTAAAGTTATCATGCCGTTTTCAAAACGTCCTTGTAATGCCCACATAATTCTATCAGTTTTTTTCTTGTTACCGTGAGTCAGTGTTTGTATGGGGAAGAACTTGCTGTGTCTTCTTTGGAGATCCATAAGGGGTGAAGTAACGGCCTGTTTAGCGATTCCGCGTTCGATACCAACAGAAATAGGATTGTAATCTTTAACAGCTTTAAATATTTTGTTGGCTGTTTCATTTAAATCCCAACGTCCGTATATGATATTATCAACAAACCAATGGCCGTTGTCGCTTACTTTAACAACTGATATTGCCGTGTCGTCTAGTCTTGCGTTCTTACTTCTTGCTTTTCCTACTTCTTCAAAACCAGCTAGGTCAATAGCAACGTAGTAATCACCTGCGTCTTCAGAGTCTTTTTCACCGAATTGAACCCACTCTTCCTTAAACATCTCAGAGCCTTTAGACTCAAACGACGCCATGAACTCTTGACGAAACGCATAAGACGACATAGATCGTTTAGCTGCGTTTATTTCTGATTCTTTTAGAAACGGATTGTCGTAGCTAGTAAAGTGCCACGATTTCCACTCTGCATCTTTGGATATTTCAGAGTACTTGTACAAATCGTAGAAATGGTTACGACCCTTTGGAGTGCCTATAAAGATAGCAGGGGCTTCTTTGTCTGCACAAGCTGGCCTTAGAATTTCTTCCCAGACTTCAGCTTTGATGTCAGCGTATTCGTCTAGCACTAGGTAGTTAAGAGAAACACCACGCATAGTATCTGGACGGTCAGCGCCACGTAAACCTATCGTTTGTCCGTTAATTAACTCGATGTCAAGGTTATTTATGTGTGCCTTTTTAATAACACTATGCCCTAGTTCGAGCAACGTGCGCCACATAATCTGTCTTGCTTGCCCTTGTGTGGGCGCTACGTAAAACGTCCACGATCTAGGGTCATCACTTTGTAGAGCATTTATTAATAAACTCCAAGCGGCCAAGTAAGACTTACCACAACGACGGCCAGCAGCCACCACTTTAAAGCGTGTAGGGTCATTAAACACCTCCTGCTGCCAGTCTGTAAACTGTACGTCTAAATCAGTCATATTAATACAACCACATAACTGAAGAAGCACCTCTTGTGTCTAAATGCACAAACGTATCTGCAACGCCTATTCCTGTAAAGCCTAGTTTCATCGCTTCTTTTATTATTTTAAAACGGCTTGTACTGTCTAGTATTTGTACGTCAGCAGCAATTCCCTGTGCGTGTCTACCCGGTATAGCTTTAGCGGCCTCTATAGAGTGCGTAGGGTCACGATAGCCACTAGTAATCTTAAACGGGAACCCACAGTTATCACGTAAGCCATCTAACAAACGTAAGAAGTCCTTCTCCATGCGATTGTTTCCGGTTTCTTGACAGTCAAACTCTTCAATCTTGAAGTACTTCACCGGAGTCTCCATCTATAACGTCACCGCCGATATTAGCCGAATTAACACCAGTAATGTTGATTTGTATAGCGTTGCGTCCTCCGCTTTGCATTACTTCCTTTTCAAAAGCTCCTACAGGCAGTATACGGTCCATTACTAGTTTCCAGGCGGATGACTGGTTTTTATGGTCGTCATCTAATGCTGCGTTAAAGATGGACTCTAATACTTTAGCTGACTTAGGACTGGCTAACATCCTAGCCTTGTACTCATTTATGATCGCTGCGTCGCCTTTTGGTCGGCCACGAACACCCCTGTTTCCTTTTTTAACAGCCGCCAATGCAGTCTTTTTCGGACGGCCACGGCCACGAATAGATTCTTCTGACACTATAACATCCTCATATAGAACTATATAGAAACTTGACCGTGCCTTGACAACATAAAGGACCATGACCATCGACATTAACGTTATATTTTATATATTTTATCCTTAATGCTTTTATGTTGTCATGGTGTTGTCAAGCATTAGCGGCGCGGTCAAGTTTCTCTTTAGTTAAATGCTTATCTATACAGTATATTATATCATACTTTTCAGTATTTGTCAAGAACTATTTAGCTATTTGTAAACTATTACCAGTATCAACACTTCACCTTTTTTGTTATCATTAGCAGCGCAGTAAGTCTTTGATCTATTTAGACTATTTAGTTGCAATATGCAATGCTATTTAGGTTCTATTTTGCCTCTTTTTTGTGGCTGTGCAGGTACAATAATAATCTACAGCAACATCGACCCTCCCCCGTCCCTAAATAGTAACACGAATCATTCTCATTAGCGTTATTGTTAGCAACAGACTACGCAGATGCGAATGAGAATCATTATCGTTTAGCCAGGTGCGAATGAGAATCATTATCATTACTATTTAGATCTGCATTATCAGAGCGTGTGAGTCTGTGCTGGTACTGTACAGCCATACAGTACTGTACAGCCACACAGTACTGTACATCCATACATGTAGTGATTCTATACAGGTTTGCACTGTTGGCATGGTTCGTGCTAGGCAATATAAATTGTTTTTGTTATTCCAAAATGTTTCTAAAAAATGGTAATAATTCCTATACATTGACGCAAATATCTATAGACTAGCTACACCGGCTTAGGAAAGCCCCGCGCAAGATACCTTGCAACGGTCACCGAGTACTTATAAGCCCAACCGCACCCTAGCGGGTTTTTAAAAGGGGCTTCGCAGCGGGTCAGTAGTGCAGCGTGTGCGTATCGGTCGAGGGTATCCAACACCGAAAACGAACTGCACAAACACCCAAACACACGGAAGCAGCCGACACACTAAACAAGCGGTGTAGTCACAATGGGGCAGACAATCCCGTGACACATTGCACCGCTCAGGTTTGGGGTGTCACTAGTGAGCATTGCGGTGTTCACTACTGACAAACTAAACGGAGGCTTTATGCAAACATACGCACAATTGAAAGAAGTAGCAAGCCGCTACCGTGAAACAAACGACTGTACCGTAAGAGGCATTGCAACGTTGTTTGGCTGCACTTATGGCGTGGCACATCGAGCGCTTTCGAAGAATGGCAGAAAACACCGCCAAGGCGCACGGTGGAGCACGATAGACAAGGCATTAACGCAACTGGCGGAGCGCTTCGGTGTTACGCTGGAAGAGCGCGGGATGCCACAGGCGCGGTTACAGTGGGCGCGTTACAACGGCATAGAAACGCAAACTATTGCGCGGTTTATAAAAAGGAATCCGACAGGCTCTTATTTGCTTTCCATGAACGGACATGTGGCGGCAGTTCGTGACGGTGTTCTATACGACTGGACAGCCAAAACGGCGCAGCGTAGGCAAGTTGTTGGATACATTAAAATCAGCGAAGAGGGTTAAATTATGGCGTCACCTATTGACTACACCGTCACACTCGCAAAGCCCAGTAAGGGTGAAGTATACACCGACACTTTCCACTGGTACGATTATGACACGCCCAGCGATTTACGTTTAGCCGTGGCAAACTACTGTAATGAATCGGTAGAATTAGGCTGGGAAGTAGAGGCATTTGACAGCAACAGTAAAATTATTTTTACATTTAAACACGAGGGTTAAACGATGACAGACTACAACGGCAATCAATGGCCCGGTATATGGGTAAACACTTACAACGATATGACTCGCTTGATTGAGTCTACATATTGCGATGAATTAAGAGAGACTTATTTAAACCAGCGCCACGCGTTTTATGTGCTGTGCGCTAAAATACTAGCGGAGGAAACAGCATGAGCGACAATACTTACAACGGATGGCACAATCGTGGCCCGGTCAGTAAGGGGCATTTTCGAAGATTACCGAACTATTGCGGAGGAGCAATCATGATGGACTACTCAAACATTAAAAAGCGCATCGTCAATTTTACCGACAAGGCATTCACTAGTAGACGCTATGCCATCGCTAACGAATACGGTACCATAGCGTTCGCGTACGGGAACTGTGAGCAGGATGCGCTTGACGCGGCTGCCGATAGCGGACACTTAGACAGTGAACGTATGTCGCCAGACGATTACAATGAATACTCTGATAATGGATGGGATGATTCGTTCTGTTATCTGGGCAACAGGAGTGAGCCATTTTGGTGCCAATACTTACATATTAGGGAGGTTTAGACATGACAGCACATAGACACGCGGAAATCATGGTGATGTACGCACAAGATGCATTGGAAACAAGTAGGCCGTGGGACCGGTGGCGCGTGCGCGTTAACAAGCGCTGGCACGACTTACGCGAAAATCCGCAGTGGATATCGGAGCTTGAGTACCAGCGCAAGCCGCGGACTAGTCGTGAACGGTTCGAGGACTGGGCGCATGATGATGCGGACTTAGAATCATTCTCTGATTCATATCGCAGTCCGCTTACTAACGCAGCATGGGAAGCGTGGAAAGAAGCCGAACGGCAAAAAGAAAAAGAATGGACGGAGAACGACGAAAATCATTAATAGAACGGTAAAATTATATTTACATTTAAACAAGAGGGTTAAACCATGCTTAAACTTTCAAAGGCTTTAAAAATGCCGTGCCGTTCGTGGTCGCTGCAAGCGCTAGACACTTGTCCAGGTTCGCGAGATAAAAGCGGAGAACTTGTTCCGGCTTGTTCGGGATGTTATGCAACGGACGGTAATTATCGTTTTAAGAACGTTAAATCGCCGCGCTTACATAATAGAGAAGATTGGAAGCGCGCGCATTGGGTTGATGATATGGTCGCTGAATTAGACAATGATCGGTATTTTCGGTGGTTTGATAGCGGCGACGTTTACGATGTCAGGTTAGCTAAAAAGATTTTTGAAGTATGCGAGCGCACGCCCTGGGTTAGTCATTGGATACCTACGCGCATGCACAAATTCGCAAAGTTCAAGCCTGTACTTTCCGAGCTTGAAGCATTACCGAACGTGGTGGTTCGCTTGTCTAGCGACTCAATAACGGGAGAGACTATAAGAGGCGCGACTACTTCGACAATTACAACGCTTGACAATGTGCCAGAAAATGCGCAAATATGTGAAGCATACACGCGAGAAGGCAAGTGCAAAGCGTGCCGCGCTTGCTGGGATAAAACCGTGCAAGTGATAGCCTACATTGGACACGGTCGCTCAATGTTGAAACAGCAACGGAACGCTGACATAATTGCGGCAGCATAACTTTAAAGGAGTTTTAATTATGGAAAGGGTAACCGAGGAATTTATAACGAGTATGGTGTGGGCATTCCATGAGGTTCTAGACAAAGAGCTCGAAGTTAAGCCGCACAATTACAAACACCCATTGCGCAAAGTTGTAATAAATAAGAGGATGAAACGCGCATTAGGGCGCGCAAACATTAGAGGGCGTCTTGAGATAGCCGGTTTTTTTGTTGGGCTGGAAAAGACAGAAGACAACCTTGACCAATTATTTGACACTATCATGCATGAATTGGCGCACCTTTATGTAGGCATTCAAGAAGGGCATAACAAAAAATGGCAGCGCATGGCGCTTTACATGGGCGCCAGGCCTGAAAGAGCGGCGAGGGCCAACGATGACATACAAAGAGCAACGCAGCCGCCATGGCTATTGGTAGCTACGCTATCGTCGGGCAAAATAGTAAAATGCAAAACGGCGTACAAAAGGACGTTTAAGTATTTGGAACGTCCAAGCGCCTATAGTATAAGCGGCGAAACGGTTCAAAGTTTCCAATGGATTAGACTATCAAAGGCGGCGTGAACGTGCCGTGCTTGCTGGGGGCATACATGGGCTAACAAGGAGTCAATATGATTGACGCACAGGAATTCACAGTGTACGCTACGTTTCTAGTGGTAATGATTATTTGGATTGAAATTAAGGGGATAGACTAATGAGTACAGATAAGAACAAGGTAGGGACGCTATTGGTGCGTGCCTTGAAAGAAAAAGAGAGCGACGACCGCAGCGCGGCAGAGATCTTTGCGGAGATGTCGGCGCTAGTCGCTGACTTTCTGGACAGCACCGACAACTTGATTAAAAAGGAGCCAGGATGCCAACGCTGATAGAAAGCTTAGTTATGTTAGTTATAGGTGGTTTGATTTGCTATGAACTTTATTTATTGATGGAGGGCGACGAATGAAAGGTGTTTTTGAGTATGAGGGTGGCGACATGGAGTATATTGTTGAATGGGACATGGACGATGGGGTGATGTTCTGTGACGTTTTCATAGTAGCAAACGGAAAGGTCAACGTTAACTATAATCTCTATCCAGCGATTACTGAGCGCATTTACTCGACGGCACACGACTACTACTGGGAGCGCCAATGAACCAGTTAGAAACGTATCATAAACTGTGCGGTGTAATAGTCGCGCTCATTCACCTTCGTGATAGCAACACGGACAACCCTGGTGTAGCGTTAGCGTATGACAACGCATGCATTATGATTGACGACATCGCTGACACGCTGTACCAAACAGGCATAGAGCAGGATGAGAAAGCTTGACACCAATCCAAATACATGCTAAAATATTACTATAGAGTAAACTTTAAAGACAAACATTATAATAAACTTATTATAGTTTTATCTTTAAAGACTCTTTAAAGAGGTTGTTATGAAAGCAAAGACGCATCAAAGCTGCCCCGACTGTGGGCATCACAAATGTTTAATTATTAACGCGGATGGTTCATCGTACTGCTTCTCGTGTGGTGAGCGCGGCACAGCGCAGGGCGGTGTCAGTTACGCGCACCGTCCAGAATCAAAGAAGCAATTTAACGCCAAGATACTGACAGGAAAATACAGCGCCATCATTGACCGACGCATACAGCGAGACACCGCAGAAAAGTACAGTGCTATAGTCGATGGTGATCGTGTATTGTTCGGGTATTACGATGAAGGTAACGAACCCGTGGCAGCCAAGGTGCGCTACCCTGACAAACGTTTCGTTACGGAGGGTGACTGGACCAAAGGTGGGTTGTTCGGTCAGCAATTGTTCAGCGCAGGTGGACGTTACATAACCATAACAGAGGGCGAGTACGACTGCATGGCTGCGTTTCAGATGTTCGGAAACAAGTATCCTGTCGTTAGTGTGCGCAACGGCGCTCAGTCTGCCATTAAGGATTGTCGTAATCAGTTTGAATACCTAAACAGTTTTGAGAATGTTGTCATTTGCTTTGACAGTGACGAGCCTGGACAGAAGGCTGCGAAGGATGTCGCAGAATTATTCGGCAACAAGGCTAAGATAATGAAGATGTCAGACGGCAAGGATGCCAACGAGTACCTGCTCAACGCCAAGGCTAATGTGTTTGTAAAGCAGTGGTGGGAGGCAGAAACGTTTACGCCTGACGGTATCGTGCGACCGAGTGAGTTACTTGCTGCTATCAAGGTGCCGCTGCGTAGAGGTCCGACTTCCTACCCATTCCGCCAACTTGATAACATGTTATACGGAATCCGCCCGGCTGAACTGGTGACGCTGTGTGCTGGATCTGGGCTGGGCAAGTCAACCATCCTTAGAGAGCTTGTCGTAGCCATGCTGAAACAAGACAAGGATGGGTGCATGGGTCTTATGTTCCTAGAAGAAACGCCTGAGAGGACGTTACGGGGGCTTGTAGGGTTAGAAATGAACAAGCCTATACACTTACCTGACTGCGAGTACTCACCGGAGGAGGTTGACAGGGTGTACCGCGCCACTAACTACGAGAACAGAGTATTCTTTTGGGATGCTTTCGGCAGCAACGAAATCGAACGTGTGCTGGGACGGATGCGGTACATGGTGAAGGGCCTGGGTTGTCAGTTTATTGTACTTGATCACCTGTCTATACTGGTTTCCGACCAGCAGAACGGGGATGAACGCAAGGCGATTGACATGATTATGACCAAACTACGCATGTTCGTACAGGAGATGCGGATCACCCTACTGTTAGTGTCGCACCTGAAGCGTCCAGACGGTAAGTCTTTGGAGGATGGTGCGGCGACAAGTCTCGGCATGTTACGAGGCAGCGCAGCTATTGCACAACTATCGGATGCAGTGATAGGTGCAGAGCGTAACAGTCAAGCAGAGGATGCAGAAGAACGTAACACTACCAAGCTGCGTGTACTGAAGAACAGGTTCAGCGGGAAGACAGGGCCAGCAGGAAGGCTAGTCTACAACGAGGACACCGGACGCTTAACAGAAGAGGAGAATGCATTGTGAGATGTAAAGCGTGCAACGTAGAACTGTCAGGTTACGAAGCAACCCTGCGCTGTGCCAATACAGATGCTTTCATTGACCTGTGCATGACATGCTTGACAGCAGGTGGTGATGTTAACTATAGTGATCGTGCTGATCTTAGATCACTCGCTGACTTACCAGAACTTAATAGCTTGTTCGATGACTTGGAGCATTACGATGAGTAACATGGGTCGCTGGATAATTAAACAGGAAGAAGACAATGAAATACGCCGTGCTGGATATAGAAACGACATTGGACTGGAAGAAGATACACCTAGCAGGAGTGTATCTACCCGACTCTGGGAAGAATATTGCGTGTTACAACGCTACACAACTAAAGGAAGCCTTGATCGGTGTATCCACGGTGATCGGCCACAACCTGATTGGCTTCGATCTGCCTAGACTTGAAGAAGTCTGGGGTTTTTCTTGGACGGGTGACATCAAGGATACGCTAGTACTCGGTCGTTTGCTTGATCCGTCCATCGATGGTGGTCACTCACTGAAGCAGTGGGCTATGCGTACCGGCGAAGAACTCAAGCAAGAGTTTTCAATCGAGGCGTTTGACGGTCCGCTAACGGATGAGATGGTTGAGTATTGTTTGACAGACTGCCGCGCAACATGGAATGTCTATCGACATATAGTGCAACGCCTTAAAAAGCTAGACTTCAGTGAGCAGTGTCAGCAGCTAGAGCATGACGTAGTCGCGATCATTTCAGAGCAGATCAGAAACGGCTTTGCGTTTGACTTTGACCTGGCGTGTACGTTACATGCTCAACACGAACAGCGCATGAACGCTATCGAATCTGAACTGCAAGAAGTATTCCCGCCCATCGTTGAAGAGCGTTGGTCTGAGAAGACAGGCAAGCAGTTAAAGAATAAGGTAACAGTGTTCAATCCTGGTTCTAGACAGCAGGTAGCAGAGCGTTTGGATGTTGTATGGAGTGAGCTAACACCATCAGGTAAACCAAAGGTTGATGAAAGCACACTAAAGCCACTGCAACACATACCAGAAGCTGCGCTGGTGCTGGAGTATTTAACAATCAGTAAGCGTATCGGTATGCTCAAGTCGTGGATTGATTCCGCTAAAGGAAAACGCATACACGGTTACGTCAATACGTGCGGCGCTGTTACTGGGCGCATGACACACAGCAAACCAAACATGGCGCAGATACCATCTGAGTCTAAATATCGTGAATGTTTCACAGTCGAGGAGGGTAACGTGCTAGTCGGTGCTGATGCTTCAGGTCTGGAGCTACGCTGCCTTGCACACTACATGAAAGATGAAGAATACATCAAAGAATTACTTGAAGGAGATGTACACACAGCAACGCAACAGGCTGCTGGACTTACAACAAGATCTGATGCTAAACGTTTTACCTATGCTTTATTGTATGGAGCAGGAAACGCAAAGCTTGGATCTATCATCGGAGGAACTACTAAAAATGGCAAGCGAGCTAGAGATAGATACCTACGAAACATGCCAGCTTTTGGGAGGCTGGTCAGAAAGATTGAGTCTCTTGCTTCAACAGGCCGCGTACCCGGAGTTGATGGCAGACAAGTATGGATCAGACATCAACATGCTGCACTGAACACACTGTTACAATCGTGTGGTGCTATCATTATGAAACAGGCGTTAGTCATAGCTAAGGACAGATTATGTAACGTGCCGCACAAGTTTGTTGCTAACGTGCATGATGAGTTCCAGGTTGAGACTACGCCAGAACACGCAGAAGCCGTAGGGAGGGAGTTAGTAAACGCAATCATCGAAGCAGGTGAAGTACTGAATCTGCGCTGTCCGTTGGACGGTGCGTATAAAATTGGTAAAACTTGGGCAGAAACGCATTGAGTATTATCAATATCCGTGGTATAATATTATGGTAGTAAACAAAAAGGAGAAAGTTATGACTGATAAACCACAACCGATCACACTCAAGGGAACTCTGTACTGGGTTGAACGTCACAAGCTGAACAAGTTTAGCGACAAGTATCAGATTGTACTGGGCAACCTCAGTGACAAAGCCGTTGAAGCGTTGGATAACATGGGCATTGCTGCTGCTAACAAAGGCGATGAGAAGGATTCGTTCATCACCATGAAGAGCAACAACCCAATGCGTGTTACAGACGCTGACGGCAACGAGTTCGACTCAGACGTTATGATCGCCAATGGCAGTGAAGCTGTCTGTGTTGTCGGTTACTACGACTGGTCTGTCGGTACAGGACGCAGCCCTAGCATGATCAAGTGCAAGGTAACGAAGCTGATCGAATACGTTGACGACCCCGTTGATGAGGCTGCTGCCTTGTGATCTTGATTGATGGGGACATAGTAGCATACCGCTGCGCTTACAAGTCTAAAGATGATCGTGCAGAATATGCAGCATACAGCGTAGGCTCCTACCTGTCCGATCTTATCAGCGACCTGTATATCCTCATCGAAGACGAGCCTGAGTACCGTGTGTTCCTCACGGGAAAGGGCAATTTTCGACACGAGTACGCAGTCACTGCTGGCTATAAGGAAAACAGAAAGGACAAGGAGAAACCCGAACACCTTGCTGTTATCCGTCAGTATCTTATTGATGAATGGGAAGCCGTTGTTAGTGACGAGGAAGAGGCAGACGACTTGATTGCCATTGCCGCCACCCAACAGCCAAGCATCATCGTCAGCATCGACAAGGACTTTAATCAAGTTCCTGGCAAACACTTCAACCCTAACACTGGCAAGCTATACAATGTCAGCGAAGAGGATGCTGTCAAGTTCCTGTATGAACAAATCCTTACGGGCGACCGCGCAGATAACATCATGGGAATCAAGGGCGTTGGTCCAGTCAAGGCTAAGAAAGCATTAGCAGACTGTGTTACAGAACGTCAGATGTACGATGTGTGTGTTGAAATGTACGGCGGTGACGAACGTGTCATTGAAAACGGTAGGCTTCTGTACCTGCGACGCAAAGAGGGAGAGATCTGGAATGCGCCGAACGCTGAGTAACGTACCAAAGGGCTTTGACTCGTGGCTTGAGTGGGATCTGGCGCAAGTGCTGGTCAATTGTGACTATCACCCCTGTGCCATTTCTTACGTCCAATATAAAAACTATTACCCTGACTTCACATATAAGCAAGGTGATATAACGTATTACATAGAAGCCAAAGGGAGGTTCCGTGACAAACCAGAGGCGCGTAAGTATGTCGATGTCAAGAAAGCTCTCAAGCCAGAGGAGGAATTGGTATTTGTCTTCCAAAACCCAGACAACAGAATGCCAGACGCAAAGCGAAGGAAAGACGGCAGCTTTTACTGCATGTCAAACTGGGCAGAGCGACACGACTTCAAGTGGTACACCCCTAAAACCATGCCAGAGGAGTGGAGACAATGACACGCCATCTAGTAATACCTGATACACAATGTAAACCGGGAGAGTCACATGAGCATCTGCGCTGGGCTGCGCGTTACGCTGTTGCAGCAAAGCCTGATGTGATTATACATTTGGGCGATCACTGGGATATGCCTAGCCTTTCTTCGTATGATGTAGGTAAGAAGTCGTTTGAAGGACGGCGTTACGCTTCTGATATTGAGGCGGGTAACCAAGCAATGACTGCGTTTATGAAAGTTATACGAGACGAACAGAAGCGCCTACGCAAACATAAGAAGCGCATCTGGAAACCAAGGTTCGTGTTTACACTGGGCAATCACGAACACCGTATTAACCGCGCAGTAGAGAACGATGCAAAACTTGAAGGACTGATGAGCTATGAAGATCTTAACCTCAAGGGCTGGGAAGTTTATCCGTTTCTTCAGCCAGTTATTATTGACGGTGTTGCTTATTGTCATTACTTTACTAGCGGGGTCATGGGTAGGCCAGTCAGCAATGCAAAGCTTCTACTCCAAAAGAAACACATGTCAGCCGTCATGGGACACGTTCAAGACAGAGACATTGCCTTCGACCGAGAC